TCGCCGGGCAGTCTCCGCCGGAGCCGTCGCCGTACTCGCCTCCGGTGCCGTACTCCTCGGCCGGATGCACGCCTCCAGCCAGCGTCACCTCCACCTGCACGCCTCCAGGGATGATCCGCTGCGCCTGCTCTTCCGGCGTCGCCGGCCGCGTGCCCGCGGTGGCGCGCACCACCGTCGCCACCCCGGTCTTCAGATCTACCAGGATCTCCGATTCGGGCGCGCCCTCCTCGCGCATCACCATCCGCTCGAGCTTGAGCAGGAGCGGGTCGCTGGGCATGAGCCTCGCACGCAACATCAGGAGGTGGATTTCGCGCAGCTCGGCGGCGGTGAGGTGCTCGCCCGGCCACTCCTTCGTCGATCCAGCCGGTTCCACGTGCGCGGAGCCGGGAACGATCTGCCCGCTCGCCTCCAGCCCCTGGCGGAGACCCTCGCAGAGTTGGTCCACCCCATCGCTGGTGAGCGGTCCACGGAGCACCCAGGTGCGCGCCTCCTCGGGGGAAACCCCGAAGCGCTCCAGCGCAGCCCGGTCGGCGCCGATCCGCGCGGCCAGCCCTTCCGCGTACCCGGCCTCGTAGTCCGCGTCGCCTTCCTTCTCGCGCGCCTTCACCCCCGGCCCGGCGCCCGACTTCCACCCGGCCCGGTACAGCATGACCCGCTCCCGCGGCGTGTGCGTCTCGCTCATTTCGCTCCCCTCCGGTAGTTCTTCAAGGTGCACGCCCCTGGCTGGCGGTGCAGGTGCCTGCACTCGGGGCAGCCGTTCCTGATCAGGCTGCACTCCTGGGCGCACCGGCACATGCAGCACGACCCCGAGGCGTCCCGGCACCGCTCCCTGCGGATGCAGCCCCAGTAGCAGACGCGCCGGGCCTTGGCCTCCTCTGAGTCCGGAGCGCCCGCGGCGAGCAAGAGGATCAGGACCGCGGCGAGCTTCACGGCAGCTTCCAGCCGGCGCGCTCGCCCTGGGCGCCAGTGAGCACGTCCACCACCTCCAGCAGCAGCCGCTTCCGGTCGGCCGCGTCGCCGGCGCGGTAGCTCCCGCCGATGGGGCCCACCGTCTCCAGGCCCTGCGAGAGGTGAACGAGCACCCGTCCATCCGTCCGCGTGAAGAACGTCAGCGTCGCCGCCAGCACCTGCTCGCCGACGCCCGCCTTGTCAGCCAGGGCGCTGCACCTGGGGCAGTCCGCATCCGGGCAGCCGTCACTGTGGTTCGCTGGGATCTCTTGTCCCTCCGGCTGATCGCCCTTGCTCATGCGCCGGACCTTTGCACCCGCGAAGCGCGGGCGTCAAGTCAGGGCAGGACTTCGATCAGCTTGCGGACGAGCACGTGGTGCAGGCCGTCCGTGTCCAGCGCGCGCAGCTCGACGTAGAGATCGCCCGCGTCCGCCGTGTCGGTGGGCGTGAGGTGCACGGCGTAGGTGCGCGCGTCCGGGTCGAGAATCTCGAGCTGCGAGGCGTCCGCGCTGCTCTTGAGGAAGGCCGCGTCGCCGCCCTGCCCCTCCAGCGTCAGCACCCACCCGGCGATGGACGGGACGCCGGACACCTGGCCGGTGAGCGTCGCGTGCGTCGCCCTGTCCACCTGGATGCTCATCCCTTGGCGAGGGTAGCACTGGGGCCGGCCGCCCGGAACATGGTGGCGGTGGGGTGGATGGGCGTGCGTAGGCCCATGGAGCTGGAGAGGCCAGGCAGGATGGACGCCAGCGCCGCGGCTTCCCCGTGTCCCAGGCTGATCGCCGAGGTGAGGCCCGGCAGCTCCGCGGCCAGCTCCGCCGCCGGCGCCACGGCGAGATCTACCGCGCTCGTCAGCCCCGGGAGCTCCGCGGTGAGGTTTCCTGTCACACCGGGGCTGACGGAGAGAGCGCTGCTCAGGCCCGGCACCATCCCCGCGAAGGAACCCGCTACGCCCGCCGCAGCGTCCACGGCACTCGCAATGCCGGGCAGCTCTGCCGCGAGATCCGCCTGCGCCCCCACCCCAGCATCCATCGCCGAGGTGAGGCCGGGCAGCTCAGAGGTCAGATCCGCGACGTTGGCGTAGATGCCGGGCGGGTTGGCCTCCGTCTCCCACGCGCCGCCGCCCACCTCGGAGAGGTTGTAGCCGTTCGGCCCGTAATCGATCAGCCGCTCGTCCGCATTGAGCCAACGGTAATAGGCGTTGAGGTTGGAGGTGCGGACCGGAGTGAGGGAGGCCGATTCCGCCAGGAGATCGGGAATGGTCCAGTCCGACGCATCCCAGATCCGCCAGCCCACCGCGCGGCAGTCGGGCGGCTCGTTGAAGGAGTCCCCCATCAACACCATGGTCGCCGGCGGCCGGTCCGTAGTGTCGGCGATGGATCGCGAGGTGAAGCTCGAGCTTCCCACGGGGACGGTGAAGATCTGGACGGCGGACGCCGTGTGAACGACCGCCACGAACCACCATGTCCCCGGCGTGAGGGCGTTCGCGGAGTCCAACTCCACGCTGGGCGAGAAGCCGATGAACTCCCACAGCTCCGCGCCCCCAGCGTCCGTCTCCAGCACCTGAAAGGAGCTGGCGTTCTCCTCCAGAGAGAAGAGGGCGGAATAATTGCCCTGGTTGTTCACGAGTTGGACGAAGCCGGCCGCGGTGTAGTTCAGCGAGGACGGCAGGTTCGCCGTCCGCACCAGGCGGTCCGCGTCGGCATTGAAGCGGATGGACACGCCGGGCCTACGCCCCGCCTTCGGTCCACGCCCAGGAATTCACGTGCACCGGGCCGCCGCTCACGATGGAGGTGGTGTTGAGGTTGCAGTCCGCCCCGCTCGTCCCGCAGGTCCCCTGCGCCACCACGGTGTCGTCCGACTTCGTGACGCGGAAGTGCCCGGCCGTTCCGTTCGCCACCGCCGTCGCATCCGCAGGGATGGTGGGCTGCAGCACGCCGCCCGAAGCGGCCGGCGCGAACGGCGAGGCCAGCGTGTGCGTGGACAGCAGCGTCCCTGCTTCCGAGGAGCCCACGTCCGCTGGAGGGGCGCCCGTGTAGATCTTCAGCTTCCCCGCGTTGCCCACCTGCGCCGTGAGGGCGTCCGCGCGGGCGTTCCGCGCCGCTGTCGAGAGTTGGATGGCCATGGACGGCAGAGGCTATCAGCGCGCCGCGCCGTCCGTCACTTCAGCACGCCACCAGGAAGCCGTCCGTGAGGAAGCCGTGGTAGCGGCGGGTGGCGATGGAGGGGCGCGCGGTGACGTGCGGCGCCTCGCCCGTCCTGGTCCAGCGCCCGCCGCCGTTGCTCGCGGGCCCGTCCACCATCCAGTCGGTGCCGTCCGGCAGCCGCACCACCAGGCAGCGCCCGTCCGGCCCGCGGTCCTCCGGGGCCGGCCACCAGCTCGCGTCCCACATCGCCCCTGGCGGCACCTCGGCGAGCACGAAGGCCGGCGCGATGGAGCCCACGCGCGCGAAGAGCTGGTGCGTCCCCCGCTGCCACTGGTCCTCCGGGCGGAACTCGTAGCCGCAGGCGTCGCAGCGCGCAGGCCACCGCGGATCAGCCTTCTCGGCCTCGGTGGGCAGCTCCCCCTTGCCCCAGTGCTCCTCCGTCCACGGGACGGTGCCGATCTGCACGTGGGCGTCGTGCCCGCCGCGTCCGGCCTGGCACTGCACCGCGTCGTCCGCGGAGAAGGTGAAGCGGCGCAGCTCCACCCGCGCCCGCGGCAACCGCTCCACGAAGAAGCACTCCACCCGCTCGTTCGGCGCCATGGGCCGGAGGTTACACCGTCACGCGGCGAGCGAGGCCACCACTCCGGCCACGTCAGGATCCGCCCAGCACCGACAGTTGACCGGCTCGCCGGGGATGCCCTCGGCCGGCGGGCTGTCCCAGTCGAACCGCCGCCCGTCGAGCAGCACGTGCTCCTCGCGGACACGGTTGTCCTCGGAGGTGCGCCAGGTGAAGCCGGTGATCCCCAGCTCCTCCTGCCGTTCCTGGTTGAGGGCGCCGTACAGCTTGCCCACCTGGTCCCGGGCGATCAGGTTCGCGGTGGACTCGGAGACGCTGAAGCGCTCCGCCAGGTCGTCCGCTATGTCCTCCCACCGCGCGCCCTCGCCCACGTCCTCCACCAGCGTGTTGCGGATGGAGGTGAAGTAGCGCTCGGGGATGGAGGTGATGAGCGAGACGTTCCGCGCGGTGAAGCGGTCCACCGCGTGCCCCAGGTCGCCGTCCCGGATGGGGACCGGCACGCCGGTGGCCGCGGCGAGCTGGCGCCCGAGCTGCTCCCGCTGGAAGTCGGAGGTGGCGCGCGCGTACTTCGCCGCCAGTGCCTCCGCCGAGGCGTCCGAGAAGCCGTCCCAGTATTCGGCCTCCACCGTGGAGATCAGCCCCGGCACGTCCCGCACGGAGGCGTCCCGCCGCGCCCGCGTGAGGCGTACCTCGTCGGCGATCGCCCGGATGCGGTGGCCGATCCGCGCGTTCACCAGGTCCCTCGCGCGGACGACGAGCTGCCGCAGGTCCCCGAAGTACCGCAGGCGGATGGTGTCCGGCTGGAGGGGGCGCGGGAGCCGGGCGTTGATCCGCCGCCGCGGGGTGCGCCCGGAGATCAGCCGCGCCAGCTCCCGCCGGCGCCGCACCACGTCCTGGACGTGCGGGTGCACGGCTACGCCACCTGAAGGTCCGCCACCTCGGCGCCCAGCGTCTCCCCGCGGAGCAGCGCGGCCGCGGCGCGGTGGTGGCCGTCCACGAGGTAGGGCTTGCCCTGCACGCGCACCACGTAGGGCTGCCGCTCGTCTTCGCCCGGCGTGTAGCTCTGGCCGAGCATCTTGGCCACCTTCGCCCGCTCTACGGTGGCCTGGGTGGCGTGGAGCTCGCGCGGCTTCACGTCCTGGAAGGAGCCGCCTGGGCGTGCCTTGGCGATCTGGGCGTAGATCGCCCGCGCCCGCGGCGTGCCGTCCTGGAAGCCCAGGTCGATGCACCGCACGTCGCCCGGCGCGCCCTCGACGTCGCGCACGGAGGCCAGCGCCTGCTCGGAGGTGGTGGCCGCGTCCCCGCGCCCCTTCTCCTCCCCGTCCCCGCCGTCCGGCGGCGGCTTCGCCTGGGCCTCCTCGCCGGCCGCCGGCTTCTTGCCGGTGGACGGGGGCTTCCCGGCCTCTCCGTCCCCACCCTCGCCGCCGGCCGCGGCCTGCGCCGCCTTGGCCTCCGCCTGCGCCTGGAGCTGCGCAGCCTGCACCTTGGCCTCGTCCTCGGCCTCCTTGTCGAAGGCCGCGCGGATCTCCCGGTTGAGCTGCAGCTCCTCCCCGTACTCGTCGCCGCCGTAGCGGCTGGCCGCCACTTCCTCGGGGGTGACGACGCCCTTGTCCACCATGGCCGCGTCCGCCTCGGCGTTGTTCTTCCGGATGGTGGACTCCTCGAGGCGCGTGTGCTGCCAGAGCGGCCCGTACCGGATGTTCCACACCTTGGGCTCGCGCCCCCGCGCGGGGCCGCGCTGGGCGGCGAACAGCATCCGGTAGGCGCGCACCAGCCGGGGGGTGAGGTAGGGCACCCGGTTGCCGGCCGTCTCGTCGTAGAAGTTGCGCACGTCGGCGTCGCCGGTGGCGTTCAGCCCGGCCGGCGCGCGGCCCATGAGAATCGTCACCGGCATGCGGGCGTCGCCGGCGAGGCGGTTGGTGAGCCTGTCCAGCAGGTCCGGCATCCCCGTCACCGGCGTCTGCTTCCGCTCGAAGGTCTCCTTGCTGTCGTGCACCACCGCGCGCAGGACGCTCCGGGCCATTTCCACCAGGCGGATGCGGCGGAGGAGCAGGTCGTCCTGGTTCTGCTTCATCGCCTCGGCCAGGCCATCGATTCCAAAGGCGGCCTGGGCGAAGTCCTGGAGGAGGGCGGCGGCGCTGTCGTGCCCCGAGGCGAAGTCGCGGAGGCTACCCAGCATGCGCCCGAGGATGCTGTCCCCCCAGCCCCAGTGCTCGCGGCGGTGGCGCTTGTCCACGGCGAGGCCCGGGAAGACGATCAGCCTGGACTCGTGGATGGGGACGCGCGGCGCCAGGGACGCGCCGCCGGTGGTGTACCGCTGCATCCAGTACAGCTCCGGCTCGCCGAACTGGGCCTTGACCGGGTTGTCGTACCACTGGAAGGGCACCAGCTCGATTGGGGTGAGCACGTCCAGCCAGTCCACGCTCCGGATGCGCTTGTAGTCCAGCGGGCGCGTGAGATCGCTCGCGCCGTCCTGGATGCCGGGGAAGATCGCCGCGCCCCCGAGGCCGCGCTCCTTCTTCATGGCCTCGCCGAACGCCTGGGCCAGCCCCAGCGTCTTCGCCAGCTCGTCGATTCCCTCGCTCAGCTCCTTGGCGGCCTGCGCCTCGCCCCCGCCCATGAACACGTCCGACGCCTTGTCCTGCCGGTCCGGCGAAGGCTTCTGCTGGTCCGGCGCGCCCGACGACTCCTCCTCCGCCGGGTCGGCCTTCACCACCATGCTCCACCCGGCGCGCACCAGCATGTCGGGCACCGTCTCCACGGCGCGGGCGGCCATCCCGTCCCCGCGCCACAGGTCCCCGGCCATGAAGTCCGTCAGCCGCTCGCTGGCGAAGCTGGAGGCCATCCGCTTGTCGCGGGCCGCGTCCCCCAGCAGCGTGAGCGCGTTCCGCCAGCCGTCCGCGCGGCCGCTCCTCCAGGAGTCCACCCGCTGGTACAGCTCGTGGACGCTCCGGGCGGCTTCATCCAACCCCGGCAGCTCGCCCACGGCCAGGTCCGCCGTCAGCCCGTCCTCGCGCACCACCTCGGAGCGGAGCTCCCGCGCCACCGCGTCCATGACTTCGCGGACGCGGGCGCGCTTGGCGTCCCGGCGTTCCGCGCGCGTGGTGGGCTGCGTACCCCCCCGCGGCTTCTTCCCCTCGTCCTCACGCTTGGCCGGCGGCACGGTGCGGCACCGTACACCCGGAGCGGCGCACCCGCCAACGCTGGCGCTCGGCTACTCCGCCACCAGCGCCGCGAGGCGCTCGAGGCTGCCGTCGCCCAGCAGGAGGCTCCGCGCCAGCGCCGCGGCGTCGGCGAAGTCGTCGTGCTCGTGGGTGTCGTCGTCCGTCAGCGCGCACAGCTCGGCCACGAACTCCGCGTTCCACGGCCCGCGGAGCAGCACCACCAGCCCGTTGCGCGCGTCCGAGGAGAGGGGCTTCCAGTGCTCCGGCTTCGGCCCCGTCTTCCGGTGCCCCTGCACCTGGAAGCCCTTCAGCACCTTCGTGGCGTAGTTGTGGGTGTTGTTCTTCCCTGCGCTACCCGGCTCCTCCTCAATGTGGACGGGCACGAGTTGGCTGTCCTCGTCCGCCGCATCCTTCACGAACACCTCCACCGCGCCCGGCTCGTCCCGCGTCCGGCGGGCGTCGAGGATCCAGATCCGCAGCCGGTCGCCCTGCAGCACCTCCTTGGCCATCTTCACGCCGGCGGACCAGTCCGGGTCCTTCCTCCCCTTCCTCGGCTTCGTGGCGGCCAAGTCCCAGGCGCGCAGCGGCATGAGGTTCGCCGGCGCCGCGGCCATGAACTGCACCGGCCCGCCCTCCTCGAACCACTCCGGCTTGAAGAACTTGCCGCCGGACACCTTCCACCAGTCCCCGCGCTCGAGCTGCGCGCGGGTGGCGGCGTCCAGCTTCACCATCTTGAAGCGGTAGTCCTCCCAGTCCAGGCCCGGGTTGTCCTCCGGGAAGGCCGGGATGAAGAAGGCGCCCTGCGCCTTGCGCCCGTACTTCGCCGCCAGCTCCACCGCCTCCGTGCTCGGCGGACTTTCAAAGTAGGGCGGGTCCGGGATGGGCTCGCCCCGCTCCCGCGCCTGCCAGTGCTCCTTGTACGGCCGGCCGTCCGCCACGTGCCGCGCGTGGTCGATGAAGCGCCCGCGGATCCACCCGGAGCCCCGGCTCCCGAACGACGGCGGGTTGCAGTTGGCGCGCATCCGCAGCGGCACCGGATGCCCCAGCAGGCGCCGCATTCGGGAGAAGAGCCAGAGGTAGGCGTCCTGCTGCCACTGCTGAAGCTCCTCGACCAGGATGAACTGGAAGGCCGGGCCGGAGTAGCGCTGCTCCAGCTCCGCCTTCGACTTCCCGTAGCCGAAGTGGATGGAGGCCGGCTCACCGCCCCCGAGCTGAAGCGACGGGAAGACGAAGCTGTTGGACTTGTCGTCCCACTTCGCCGCCGTCCCGGCGAACCACGCGCGCGCGCGGTTGAGGATGGCGCCCGGCTTCTCGGCGTCCACGTCCGTCAGACGGAAGATCGCCGCGCTGTACGCCGGCACGTCCACGTACTGGAGCGCCGCCAGGAGGGCCGCGTCGGACTTCCCGGAACCGGCGCTCCCCCCGAAGAGCGCCTCCTCCGCGTCAAGGCGGAGCCACGCCTCCTGCTTCGGAGCTGGCCGGTGCGGACTGTACGGCTTCACCACCTGCTGGATGGTCCGGTCCGCCCTCGCCCGGCGCATTTCCGCCAGCTCGATCCTCGCCAAGCTCTCCAGCGATGGCGGCGACCGCCCGCTCGTAGTTCTCAGGGTCATGCGGCAGGAACGCCTTCTTGAGCCTCACCAGCGCCAATTCCAGCTCGCTCCGGACAAGCACGTCCACCCGCGGGGGCCGCCACTTCTCCCGCGTCTTCGGGTGCCGCTCCGCCACCGCCAACGCCAGCGCCGGGTTGCGCCGCGAGAGGCGGATCAGGTTCACCTCCACGTTGAGGCCGCTCACCGTGCCCGCGTCCTCCAGCGCCTGCAAAAACTGCATCTCTTCCAGCGTGGCCTCGGCCCGCGCCGCCCGGCGCAGCACGTCCGCCTTCCACGAGAAGAAGTGCCGCGGGGAGATCCCCGCCGCCACCGCCGCGCCCTCCAGCGTGCCAGCCGCCCGGAGCACCTTGCACATGGTCTCGATGATCTGCCGGGTGATGGGCTTGCGCGGGCGCCCCTCCCTGTCCTCGTCCAGCTCCCGGAAGATCGGGATGGGCGGGAACAGCCGCTCCTCCGCCGGCTCCTGCACCTTGCCCTGCGCGGCAGCCTTCCGCTTCGCGTCGCGCAGCGTGGGCGTCTTCCGCCCGCCCCGCGCCTCCTGGACCTTCCCCCTCGTCTTCAGCTTCACCGCCACCACCTCCCGCAGCGCCTGCACACGCTGAAGGTGGAGACCGGCTCCGCGTCCACCACCTGCGGGGCGCAGCCGCCGTGCAGGCACCTGCACAGCCACGCCCGAGTCCGCCAGCGGCAGGGGTGCCACATCCACCACCACCGCAGCTCGCCCGTCCAGAGGCTTAGCACGCGCGCGGCGCGGCTGTCGAAGATGAGGCGCAGCCCCGGCACATGGGGGGCGCGGCGGCCCGAGGGGTAGGTGGCCGCCGCGCCCGCTCCCAACTCCCCAGGAGCTGCACCTTCCAGCATAGAGACGCCCGGCGCGTCGCTTGTTACGCCGGCATTTTCCCCGTCATTTTCCTTCCGCACCTTCGCCTCTGATTCCGGGCGCTTACTGGCCGCGTCACGCGCTGTCACGCGGCGGCCCGCTGGGTGCGCGCAGGTCCCTGGCCGCCGCCTCGCCGGTGCGCCACCACTCGCCGATCCACGCCAGCTCCGGCACCCCGCGCATGAGCGCCGCCGCCTCCACGGCCCCGGCGCAGCTCCGGCACCCGCACGCCCACAGCACCCCCTCCGGCCGGTGATCTCCCGGCGGCGGCACCCCGTCCAACTCCACCCGGCTGTTCAGCCAGGCCACCACCCGCACCAGCGTCCGCGCCATCCCCGCCCGCGTTGCCTGGCCCCGCCGGAGCTCTGCGCGCAGCTCGGCCGGCACGAGCGCCCAGTGCCGCAGGCAGAACAGGTAGCTCCCCGGCACCGCTTCCGGGCACCCGTCCGCGAGGCAGGGGTGGCGCTTCACGGCATCGCCCGCACGAGGGTGTCGGCGTAGCGGAAGGACAGGCGCCCGGTTTCGCCCACTCCCCCCGGGTCCGGCCACTCGCCCAGGATGCGACTCCAGGCCGCGCGAGGGACCGTCACCTCCTCGAACTTCGGCGTCACGCGCAGGATCGCCCACTGCACGTCGCGGGCCCGAACATCGGGCCTCATGTTCAGGACTCGCGGTGGTGCGTCGCCCGCCATGGGCTACCCCTCCGGCTGCTGCTGCAGCTCCACGATCTGCTTCACCCCGCGCAGCTTCCACCGCTTGCCGCAGCGGCACACCGCGATCACCTTGTACGGGTTGCCCTCGAAGAGGATGCCCTCCCGCGCGGGCCGGCCTTTTTCGTCCGCCGCGAACGTGATGCCGTGCCCCGTCCAGATCTCCCGGTAGTGGTCCGGGAAGGCGTCGCAGGCCGGGCACCGCGGCGGCTTCCGCGTCCCCCAGTCGTCGGCGGGGGCTCCGGCGGCGGGTCCGGCTTCGGCGGGTAGAGCACCCGGTCCACTACCACCCGCGCCAGCTCGCGCCCGCCCTCCGCCACCGCCGCCACGATGGCCGCCTTCGCCGTCGCCTTGGCCGCCGTCTTCACCAGCTCCCACAGCCACGACCACCTCCCCGCCGGCGTCACGCTCCGGCCTCGCGCTTGGCGGCTTCCCGCTCCGCCCACTCCCGCGCCGCCTTCCGGGCGTCCTCCGGTTCCGCCCAGGTCCGGGGCGGCTTCTCCGCCGCTGTGTTCACCCTCCCGTCCGGACTGTGGAAGAACCACCCCTCCGGGCCTGGCTTCACCAGCGCCACCGTCACCTCTCCGTGGCGCAGCCGGTACTGGAGCTGCCCGCCGCCGTGCGGCTCGCTCTTCCACTTCCACCGCGAGCTCACGGGCGCCGTCTCCCGCGCACCTCGAAGCGGACGAGATCTTCCCCGTCCGTCAGCATCACGAGGAGCGGGCCGCCCGGCTCGAGCAGACCGTTCAGGAGGCCCAGCGCGCTCACGGAGTACAGGCCGGCCACCCACCGGACGGGAAGCGTGGGGTGATTGACCAGCTCCGCGGAGCATCCCACCCGGTGCGCGAGCACGGTGAACAGGGCGCGCCGGTCCACCTGGGCGACGCCGTTCAGGAACTGGCGCATCCGCTCGGCCAGGTGGGCGCTGTCCGCCACCGCCGCCC